GGAAAAAGAAAGAATAAGAAAACCTTTTGCTCGCAAAATACAAATACTAACGGTAGGCGAACAAAGAGCTAAAGTTATGGGAAAAAACAGAATAGCTAATATTTTCAAGCAAGGTAAAGAAAGTATTAGAAATCAGAGGAAAGCTTAATGTCGTTAAAAACTTGGTTTGGTAAAGGTCCTAAAGGAGATTGGGTAGACATAGGTGCGCCAAAAAAAGACGGTAAGTTTCAAGCTTGCGGACGTAAATCCGCTAAAGGCTCAAAAAGAAAATATCCCAAATGCGTTCCTAGATCTCAAGCTAAAAGCATGACGAAAGGGCAAATAACTTCTGCTGTGAAAAGAAAAAGAGCGAAAAAACAAGGAGTTGGTGGAAAGCCAACGAATGTTAAAACTTTTGCAGCAAAAGGTGGTATTATTAAAACCAAACCTAACATGGGTTTATACGGAAGGAGTTAATTATGAAAGGTCGTAAATATATGGCAAAAGGTGGCGCTATGAAGGGCACGAAAGGCATGGCTAAAGGCGGTGCTATGAAGGGTACAAAAGGTATGGCACGAGGAGGTGCTATGAAAGGTACCAAAGGCATGGCTAAAGGTGGCGCTATGAAAAGAACCAAAGGCATGGCTAGAGGTGGCGCTATGAAAGGCACTAAATATATGGCTATGGGTGGCGCAGCTAGAGCAGAAATGAAAGCTAATCCTGGTATGAGTAACATGCCTAAATCGGTTATGTCTGCTTTGATGGGTCAAGGAACTAGAGTACAAGCTCAATCACCTATGCTAAAAAAAGCAAAAGGCATGGCTAAGGGTGGTGCTATGAAAGGCACTAAATACAAAGCTAAAGGTGGACGTGGACTGTACGGTAAATAATTAATTAGAATTTTAAATATTGTGGCATATTTAATATCAAACATACCTCAATTTAAGTGTTGGGTTAGAAAAGAGTTCACGGCTAATCACGAAAAGTATCATGGCGAATACTTACACGCTCTGGTTTTTGCAGTAAATACTTTGCCAGATAAATCACTATCCTTCCAAGTGGTTTTTACTGGTTGCGAAACGGACTTTGAAGATTATCCAGATGAAAACATCCACGGTGGTGCTATGTGGGCTAGGATGCCCATACAAGCTCTTATAGCTGATATTCCTTTGACTGACTGGCCAGAGCCCATGGAGGATCATTTAGCTCAACCTTGGGATTGCTTGAGCCATCATCATTCGGTTATAACCATGGATAGAGTGAGCAGCTCCCCTTGGATTTGTAAAATTGGTGGTGAGTTTTATACAGGCAAATATTTGTTTACGGTAGATTACACTGAACACTCTATCGCTGACGATCCTGCTCAACATAAACAATCACATGTGTTATATTTAACTGACGCTGGCGAGTACACAGGTAATTTTGTCGCTTTACCTAACAATAGAGTTAGAGCTACAAATCCTGCATTGTGGCGAGTTGGCGAAGGCGCACCTGACTTTATGCCTTCGCAATGGACTCACTCAGCAGAACAACATGAGAGCTATATGGACCCAGAAATAACTTTCAACAATCTATATGCTCAAGAGGAAAAAGATGGCGACGAGCAGTAGTAAAAATTTCGAACCAGATGTAGCAGAATATATTGAAGAAGCGTTTGAGCGTTGTGGTATAGAGTTACGCACAGGTTATGATTTAAAAAGTGCAACTAGAAGTTTGAATATAATGCTTGCAGAGTGGGCAAATAGAGGCTTGAATCAATGGACTATTGCACAAAAATCAGTTGCCATGGTCAAAGACACCGCTACTTACAACATTGATAGCACTAATGCGACAGCTCCGATAGATGTCTTAGATGTATTTATTAGAGAAACCGAAGGTAGCGACACTACCGACATACCAATGACTAGATTAAGCCGAGCCGAGTATTCACACATCACTACCAAGACCAGCACTGGGAAACCAAATCAATTTTTTATCAACAAACAACTGACACCTACTATTACAGTCTGGCCTACACCAGACGTATCTAGCACTTATACAGTGTTTATGAATGTTTTAACGAGAATGGACGATGCTGATGCAGCTACTAACACCTTAGAAATACCCTTCAGATTCTACCCTTGTCTTACTGCTGGTTTAGCTTATTACTTATCTATGAAAAGAAATCCACAATTAACTGCTCAGCTGAAAGTTATTTATGACGAAGAGTTTAATAGAGCACTTTCACAAGACGAAGATCGAGCATCTTATAAAATTTCACCAGATTTAAGGAGTTACAATAATATCTAATGGCTTTTGCATCTAACAAAAACGCTTACGGAATCTGTGACATTACTGGGTTTCGTTACAAGTTAAAAGATATGAAAAAAACTTGGGACGGTTTGCTAGTGGGTCCAGATCAATGGAACTCTAAACACCCACAGCTTATGCCTAAACCAGCCGTGGTTGATGCCCAAGCAATAAAAGACGCAAGAGTAGATACAAAAGACGATAACACAGCATTTTTGGTCTATAGTAATATAGGTGATGGTAAATTAGGTTCTGTGCTTACTACATTTAGTGTAAGTGCTGATTTAGGATCTGTAACAATAACAACAACATGAGTTTTACCTTAGCTACACTTAAAACAGCAGTGCAAGACTATTTACAAGTTAGTGAGACGACTTTTACTAATCAGCTGCCAACTTTCATAAGAGAATCAGAAGATAGAATATTTAGCATGGTGCAACTTCCAGATCAAAGAAAAAATGTTTCTGGGACTCTTACTGCTTCCAATAGGTTTTTAGCTACACCAAGTGATTTCTATGCGCCTTTTAGTTTAGCAATTATCTCTAGTAACACCTATGATTACTTAGATTTCAAGCACCCCTCATTTATTAAAGAATATTCACCTGGCACAACAACAGGACAACCTAAATATTACTCTTTATTTGATGAAACCTCTTTTGAGCTTTCGCCAATACCAGATACAAACTATGAGGTTGAATTACATTACTTACATAAACCCGCTTCTTTAACAAGTGGTAGTGACAGCGGAACCACATTTTTATCCACAGATTATCCTGACGCTTTGTTGTATGGAACTTTGGTTGAAAGTGCGATTTTTTTAAAAGAACCCACAGATGTCATTGCTCAGTTTGAAGCTAGATTCAAGGAGGCAGTGAGCAGGATGAAAAATATATCCGAAGGTCGTGGTACTCGTGACGAATACCGATACGATCAGTTACGCACTGGCGTAACATAATGGAACCCATACCTAACCTAGAGGGCAAAAGAGTTGCCATAATTGGTTTGGGCATATCACAAGTAGATTATGCTATTGGTAGTCAAAACGGTCGGGAATGGGATGAGGTTTGGTGTATAAACTCAGCAGCTTTAACTTATCATTGTGACCGTTTATTTATGATGGACCCAGCAAGTAGGTTTTTAGATACCGAAGATGCTGGCAGACAAACTAAAGCCATGCAATATGTTTTAGAAAACGCTGAAATACCTATTTACACTTGTGAACTCGATTTCAGAGTCCCTAAAGCAGTTTTATATCCTTTAGAAGAAGTTTGTAATTACTGTAAATGTGCCTATCTAAATAATACCGTGGCCTACACTCTAGCTTTCGCTATGTATAACAAAGTAGCTGCGGTCGATTTGTATGGCATTGACTTTTCTTACAAAGAAAACATGCACTTTGCCGAAGCTGGTCGTGCTTGTGTTGAGTTTTGGATTTCTAAACTTATGGAAAATGACATCTTGGTTGGTATCAGCAACAGATCTACTATATTAGATTGCAATGTGCCTGCACCAGAGCGTCTGTATGGTTATCATAGACTGTCAAAACCTTTAGTTGCCATACCACACGAGGGAGAGTTTATAATAGGTACCTACGATGAAATTAACGATAAATTGGAGAAACTAGGTTTGAAAATTAACGAAGATGTAGCTCCGCCAGAACCGTACAAAGGATGAGCGACAGTTTTATTGAGTTAGGTAGTGTGGCTGTACACACTTCACAAAACAAAGGGCATGATCCAGAGTTTTGGGCTGCACAAGCTACAAAAAAAATATGTGATATATCTATGGATGCTCCAGAGCATGTAAAACAACAAGCTTTGGCTTTTCAAAAACAAGTATACTCTGTTATATTACATAGTATTAAAAACGCAATAAATTCTAAAAATGTGACTTATGTGAATTTATTAAGGCAACAAGGCCATGAAGACATGGCTAAAATAATAAAGGAGCTTTAATTATGGCCATAACCTCAGCAATTTGTACGAGTTTTAAGCAAGAAATACTTGTCGAAGGACACAATTTAACCAATGGTGCAGACAGCATCAAATTAGCTTTGTATACCAGTTCAGCTACTTTGGGAGCTGGCACGACTGCATTTGTTACCACTGGACAAGCTACTGGAACTAACTATTCTTCTGGTGGCAGTGCTTTGACAAACGTCACGCCAAGCACTTCTGGGACAACTGCCATTGTAGATTTTGCTGATTTAACTTTTAGCACAGCTACTGTAACAGCAAGAGGTTGTTTGCTTTACAACACAACTAATTCTAACAAAGCTATTTGTGCAATAGATTTTGGAGGTGACAAAACTTCAACTGCTGGAGATTTCACAGTGGTGTTTCCGAGTCCAACAGCGACAGGTGCAATAATCAGATTAGCTTAAAATTTATTTTGGTGAACAAATATGTCGTTAACCAAATTTTCATTTAAACCAGGAATCAATAAAGAAGAAACTGATTACTCAAATGAAGGGGGTTGGGTTGACGGCGATAAAGTACGATTCAGACGTGGCCGAGTAGAAAAAATTGGTGGTTGGGAAAAAGCCACAGCTAATTCTTACATAGGCACAGCAAGAGCTCTACATAGTTGGACTTCGCTCAGCAGCGAAAGATTTTTAGGTTTAGGCACTACCAATAAATATTATATTGAGTCTGGTGGCACATTTAACGATGTCACGCCAGAAAGAAAAACCTCTACTAATAGTATAACCTTTGCAGCCACTGATGGTTCTGCAACTATCACTGCAACCGATTCGAGTCATGGTGCTGTAGTTGGTGATTTTGTGACAATCAGTGGTGCTGTGTCATTAGGTGGCAACATAACTGCTTCTGTGTTGAACCAAGAACATCAAATAACTGCGGTGCCATCAGCTAACACTTATACTTTCACAGCATCGGCTACTGCCAATTCTAGTGATTCTGGTAATGGCGGTTCTGGAGTAGATGGCGTCTATCAAATTAATTCTGGTTTGGACTCTTATGTGTCGTCAACGGGTTGGGGAGCTGGCACTTGGGGTTTTGGCACTTGGGGTAGTAGTAGTGCGATTAGTGCCTCTGGACAACTTCGACTTTGGACACACGATAATTTTGGAGAAAACCTGATAATAAATCCTAGAGGTGGTGGCATTTTTAGGTGGGTCGAGGACAATGGCTTATCAGTCAGAGCTACAGAGTTATCTGGGGTAAGTGGAGCCAATAAAGTACCTACAGTTGGTCTTCAAGTAATAACCTCAGAAACGGATAGGCATTTAATAGTTTTAGGCGCAGACCCAATAAGTAACGGTTCTAGGACTGGAGCAGTAGATCCTATGTTAGTTGCTTTTAGCGACCAAGAAAATGAATTACAGTTTGAGCCTTTGGCGACCAACACAGCTGGTTCAGTAAGATTATCTAGTGGTTCTCTGATAATTGGAGGTTTGAAATCCAGACAAGAGATATTGATATGGACTGATACTTCTCTTTACAGCATGACCTTTATCGGTCCACCTCTCACCTTTGCAGTAAATCTAATTAATGAGGGAGCTGGCTTGATAAGTCCAAAAGGAGCTATCAACGCACCGACTGGTGTTTTTTTTATGAGTAAAAGTGCTTTTTATTTTTACAACGGTGCTGTGCAAAAATTAGCGTGCACAT